AACAATCTAATGAAGGGTGGGTTCCTATAACTGAATCGGTAAATAATGATGATTCTTCTATTTATTTAACATCTACCCAAAAAATTCCAATAAATATTTCAAATGCTAATTTTACTAGCTACATTACCCCACCTACAAACCCTAATCAATATTCAGGCCGACAGATAATTTTAAATTCAGGAAGATTAGTATTTAATACTACACAGGATCATCTATTATTATCTTCTCAAAAATCAATTAATTTAAGTGCCAACGAATCTATAAATTTTAATACTAGTTCTCCTATAGTTTTAAGTACATACCCTGTTGATAAGGGAGGTGGTATATTTTTGGGAGATAAAAGAGCTAGTGAATCTGTTTTATTAGGTAATTCTACTGTTGATTTATTAAGAACTCTTTTAAACGAATTAAAAGCTTTAACCCAAATTCTGTCAACTCAAATAGGAGTACCTCCAGGAACACCACTTGCTCCTACAAACACCCAAGCAGCATTAGCTAATACTACTATTACTAATTTACTCAATCAACTAGAAGGTTTAAAATCTAATACTGTAAAAATTTCATAGTATGGTGGAAGCAGATATATTTCAATTTGTTTTAAATCCTGCTCCCAAACCTACTCCCCAAGAGATAGAAAAACAAAGACAGGAAGAAGCTGCAAAAAGGAGGCAAGCACAAGAAAATACTGAGGTGCAACAGGTTGATCCTAAAGTAATAGAAGATAGTATTCCTCAAGAATTAAAACCTAAAGGAAAACAAGCCTTAGGTAAACGTATTTTAGATCTAGGTAAAAAAATACTTCAATTAATTTTACCTAAACTTACATCTATGGTTAAGCAGTATGCTATAGGGAGATTTGAAGAAACTAAAGCTCTAGCAACTACCCCAGAACAAATAGAAAAAGTAAAACAAGAATTTTGTCCTGCTCCCACAGAATTAGCTAAATTAATCCAAACCCGAGATAATATTGTAGACCAGTTAAATAGTATAGGCAATAGATTAAATGGGTTAAATTTTAGTATAGGGATTACCCAAGATATAACTAATGCTTTGGGACAATTATCTACTATTATTGAAAATGTTAAAATAGGGCTATCAGCGGCCGCTAAAGTTATCCCAATAACCCCAGGTTCTATCCCCGCCATATTAAGTGATTTAGAAACACTTGATGATAAAATAGTACCTATTTTAGAAAAAAATCAAGGAGCATTAAATGCTACTCCAGTTTCTATAGCTGTAGTTACATCCACTATAAACAAAGTAGTAACCATACTAAATCAACTTGATGTGTTAATTGCATTTTGCGCCCCCGATTCTCAAGTAGTTCCTATTTCTGATACTATTAAAACCCTTTCTCGAGTTCAAATTCGCTCTGATGTAAACAGTGGCAATTATAAGGGATTTGTAATACAAATAGAAGAAGAACAATACACACCTACTGTTACTCGTAGAAAAGCAGTAGCATTAAATACTAATGGGATTAAATTGTTAGAAACCCCATTATCTTTCACTACTAATAACCAAACATTAATTGATGAACTTAAATTTATTATTGACCAAAATGGTTTAAGAGCTTACTAAACTTAATATTTATAATCATGAAAACCCAAGACTTTAAAAAAATAATTAAAGAAGCTGTAAGAGAAGCAATTCAAGAAGAACTTAAAGATATTCTTTTAGAAGCGGTTCGTTCTCCCAAAACAGCTGTAGTTACCGAAAACATCCAGTCTATTCCTCAATCCGCACCCCCTCAAGTTGACAGACGTGCTTTAATGCAAAGTATAATGGGTGATTTTAGACCGGGGCAAGAAACTTTATCGTTTAATTCAAATGATGTAATGGCTAATACTTTACAAGTAAGACCAGGAATGGATACAACCGGTGAAGGTTCATCTTTACCTTCAGGAAATGTAGGATTAGACCAAATAATGTCCTTAATGAAGGGAGGTAGATAGATATGGCATTTGGAGCAAAAAGAATATTCCCTATAGATACTAAGCCCGGAACTGGGGTGGGGGTGGCTATTCCTTTTAATGCTCCTGGTGTATTTAGAACCACATACACAACACAAGAAGCTATCAAAAACAATTTAATAGACTTTTTTTTAACTGAACCCGGTGAAAGATATTTAAATCCAACATTCGGGGGTGGTTTAAGATCTTTTATTTTTGAACAAATTAGCAACAATACTATTGAAGGATTAAAAGAAGATATACAATCTAAACTTAATACTAATTTCCCTAATGTAATAGTTAACAGTTTAGATGTATTACAAGAAACTGATTATAATACTTTAATAGTATCTTTAAATTATAGCATTGCTGATACAGCAATATCCGATGAAATTGAAATAGCATTCTCATAATGGCAATAAGACGTAACATACAATACATAAACAAGGATTTTACTGAGTTAAGAGCAAGTTTGATAAACTATGCTCGTACCTATTTTCCTACAACCTACAATGATTTTACCCCATCATCTCCTGGGATGATGTTTATGGAAATGGCCTCATATGTTGGGGATGTTTTGTCTTTCTATCTTGATAACCAAATACAAGAAACTTTCTTACAGTATGCTCGTCAAACAAATAATTTGTATGAATTAGCTTATATGTTTGGGTATAAACCCAATGTAACTCAAGTTGCTACTGTAGATTTGGATTTTTATCAACAAGTTCCAAATACTGGAACTTCTCCTGATTTTTCATATGCCCTATTTATCCCCGAAAACACTATAGTTACTTCTATAGCATCGGGTAGTACCTCATTTATTATTCAAGACCCGGTTGATTTTAGTGTATCTTCGTCTGGTGACCCTACAGAAGTTACAGTATATAGTGTAGATGGTAGTGGCAATCCTACATTTTTTCTTTTAAGAAAAGTAAGAAAAGCTATTTCTTCTACTATTAATACTACAACTTTTACATTTGGGGCCCCCGAACAGTTTCCAACAGTTGAACTATCTTCAAACAATATTGTAGGTATTTTAGATATTTTTGACAGTAATGGAAATCAATGGTATGAGGTAGATTATTTGGCCCAAGATTCAGTATACGATTCGATCAAAAATACTAATACAAATGATCCTAATTTATCCCAATACTCGGGAGACACACCATATCTACTTCAGTTAAAACAAGTACAAAGACGTTTTACAACTCGTTTTTTAAATTCAACTACTTTACAATTACAATTTGGTGCTGGAACTTCAGCAGATACAGATGAAGAAATACTTCCAAATCCTGATAATGTGGGTTTAGGATTGCCATTTGAAATAGATAAATTAACAACGGCTTATGCCCCTTCGAATTTTATTTTCACAAAAACTTATGGCATAGCCCCATCAAATACAACCTTAACAGTTAGATATTTAACTGGTGGTGGGGTTGGGGCTAATTCACCAGCCAATACTATAACAAATATAACTTTAGGTACCCCTACTTTTATAAACTCAAATTTAAACCCCACAACTGCTAATTACATACTTGAAACATTAGCAGTAAATAATTTAGTAGCAGCAGATGGTGGGGGAGATGGAGATACAACAGAAGAAATTCGCCAAAATGCTTCAGCAAATTATGCTACTCAATTACGCAACGTAACACAAGATGATTATTTAGTAAGAGCATTATCTATGCCCTCTAAATTTGGGGTAATTGCTAAAGCATATATTGAACCCACAAAAGCTCAATCTGTATCTTCGGGACAAGCCGCTTCTATTTTAGATCTATATGTGCTATCATTTGATGTAAACAATAAATTAAGAACAGCTTCCCAGGCTTTAAAACAAAATCTATCTACTTATCTTTCTCAATACAGAATGGTAAACGATTCTATAAGTATAAAAGATGCATTTATAATTAATATTGGTGTAAATTTTGATATTATAGTATTACCTAACTATAATTCAAATGAAGTATTGACTAAATCTATATTAGCTTTACAAGATTTTTTTGCTATTAAAAATTGGCAAATAAACGAACCTATTATACTAAGAGACTTGTATGCTGTTTTAGATAATATAGAAGGAGTTCAAACAGTTAAAAACATAACCATATCAAATAAAGTAGGGGTTAATTTAGGATACAGTGAATATGCTTACGATATTGCTGGGGCAACTTTAAATGGAACCGTATATCCTTCACTTGATCCTATGATATTTGAAGTTAAATATTTAAATCAAGACATTCAAGGCAGAGTAGTATCATTCTAATATTATGGCAGTATATAAATTATTCCCTTCCCAAGATGCTACAATGTATTCTTTGTTCCCACAAATGAATACAGGTATAGACGAAATTATCGAAATAAGTAACCTTAATTTTGCGGTAAATAGCTATCCCCAAGTATCTAGATATTTGGTTCAATTTGATCAAGATGAAATTGATAATGTCATTGATGGTAAAATAAATGGGGCTCAATGGGATGCGCATTTACGTAATTATATAGCTACAGCCCAAGGGATAAACCTAGATACTAAATTATATATTTACCCTGTATCTGGAGCTTGGGGGATGGGAACTGGAAAATATTTAGATAGTCCTATAGTAACAAACGGTGTAAGTTGGCAATACCAAATTCAATCAGGTAGTAAACAATGGGATACATCAGGATTTAATCCTTATGTTACAGCTTCATATTCAGGGAGTAATGTAGGGGGTGGAACTTGGTATACTGGTTCTAATTTACCTGGTTTAGATGTAGTACAAACACAAACCTTTTCATATCGCAGTGATAAAGATTTAAATGTTATAGTTACTGATACGGTTAAAGCTTGGTATACCAGTTCTAATAGTTTAACTGGGTCTTATACTAATATTGTAAACAATGGATTTTTAGTTAAATGGGAAGGATACAACTCATATGAAGATACTACAGGCAATTATTATGTTGAGTTTAACCAAAACAAAAATACCCAACCTGTTTTACAATACTATTCAGTAGATACACATACTATTTACCCACCCCAATTAGAATTTAGATGGAGAGATTATGTGTGGAATACCGGTTCTTCTACTCAAACTATAGTAAATACTTCTCAAATATATGCTTCCATTGTTAATAATGGAGGATTTTTTTATAGCCAAAGTATCCAACAGTTTAGAATAGATTGTAGACCACAGTTCCCTCCTGTGATATTCCAAACTGCTTCCATTTATACCACAAATTATTATTTACCTACAGCATCTTATTGGGCTATAAAAGATTTAGATACAAATGAGTATGTAGTTGATTTTGATGCTAATTATACTCAAATCAGTGCAGATGCTACAAGTAGTTATTTTACGGTGTATATGAATGGTTTACAGCCCGAAAGATATTATACTATTTTATTCCAAACTACTATAAGAGGAACTACTTTAGTATTAGATAGTAATTATAATTTTAAAGTTATTAATGGATAATGGCTCGTCAATTAGTAGATCTAACCAAAACCGTATACGAAAAAAATCAATACCAAAAGGTTATTGATACTTCCTTTACTCAATTAGTTCTTCCCACCGCCTTATCTCCTACAGCTTCATTTTTACCTTCATTAGATGAATTTTTTGGTTACTATAATGAATTATTTTTTGATATACCTAAATTTGGAGAAACTAATTCTCATGAGTACCTTGTAAAAACAAGTGAAGATTATATAGGAACTACTAATATAGTAAACGATGAAATACAAGCTTTAATTGATGAGGTTACAGAACTACGTCAAGAAAATATAGAATTACAACAACGACTTATACAATTGCCCGAAGGAATTGATTTACCAAAAATAGATATACCAAAAATAGAAGTGTTTACCCCTGAATTACCCGAATCCCCTGCTCCTTTACCTGCTATTTCAGCAGCACCCCCACAGACACAAACTGTAGACGATGCCTTTTTAGAAAATTTAAAAGGAGGAAGAAGAGCAGCTCGAATAGCTTTAGAAGCTTTAGAAGCTAAAGGTATTATTTATATTGGAACTAGATACAGATAAAATATGGCTCAAAATACTACTATAATACCAATAAATCCTATAACATTTGAGTTACAGGATTATTCTACTCAGGACACTAGTCTTATATCTAATTTTACAGTTGAGCCAACTTTTAATCCTCCTAATAATTATGTAACATATTTTATTTATGATTTAAATAATAATGTTGTATTTGCAAATGATACTAATTTTGAAGGATACAACATAATAGATCAGGAAATATATATAGATCCCGAAAATGATTTAAGAACAGCGGGGTTTGATATAGGGCAATACAATGTAGTTTATAATTTTATTAATAATGAGGCTTCTAGCTCATTCTTTCAAAGATATTATATAGATGAAATTAGTTCAGATGGAACTGAAATTAGATTAAATACTACTCAAATATCCAATGTTGATGTAATTTCGGGAGCAAATGATTTATCAAATAAAATATTAAATAATCCGGGCACATATTTTGATTTTTATTTAAATTTTGGGAATAACCAATTAGTAATAGCTAATAATATATTGTTAGATAATTCTAATCCCAATGATCCTACAATATTAATTAAATTATACGAGCCTCTACCTTTACAATTCAATTTAAAAGATGAATGTTGGGTTGTTACTCAAGTAGCTGAATCTGTAGCCTATAATATAGATATTACAGAAACTTTTGAGTCTATAGATGAATTTACATACTTAAAAGGACCTAATTATAATTTAGCTTTTAAAGATCAAATTAATAATTCTACAGAATATGTTAATTATGGAGTTTTAACTTCATCTTCGTATGCCACAGGTTCTACTAATTTAGAGTATCAAATTAATAGTATTTTAGCTGAGAGGGGAATTGAAATTAATGTTGACTATTCGGATTATTCTAATTTTATATATCTTTCTTCGGCTCAAACCCGTTTAGAAAATTTTTATTATAAACTTCAATTAATTGAAGAATATACCTATAGTGCCAGTTTATCTCAAGTTACTAATTTATACGTAACTTCAAGTAGAAATATTTGGCAAGCTAAAATTAACGAAATTATAACTACATTTGATGGTTATGATTATTATTTGTATTACGAATCAGGCTCAACAGCTTGGCCTAAAACCAATTCTACATACCCCTATACTAATGTTTCTACCACAGCCGGGCTTACCTGGTTTACTTCCCAATCAGCAGTAGCTGAAGAATACGATAGAAACAATAATAATTCTTTGGTTAATGCTATTCCTACATTTTTAAGAGACGATACAGCCAATGCCGAATACGAACTGTTTGTAGAAATGTTAGGTGAAATGTTTGATAACATTTGGATATATTACCAAGATGTTACAAACAAATGGGATGCTGATAATAGATTACAATATGGAGTATCTAAAGATTTAGTAGCAGATGTATTGCGTGATTTAGGAGTTAAAATATATGAAAGTAGTTTTGGTTCTGCTGATTTATATACTGCTTTATTAGGTTTAACACCTGGTGGGAATCAATTTCCCTTCCCAAATATTACCAGTTCTTTACCTACTCCCTCAGGATTTGAATATGTTAATACTCAAATATCAGCCTCTAATGTGGCTGTACCATTAAATGATATAGAAAAATCATTTTACAAACGTTTATACCATAATTTACCGTTATTGCTCAAAAAGAAAGGCACAACAGTAGGTTTACAAAATTTAATTACTTCGTATGGTATCCCAAGTGATATTTTAAGAGTAGCAGAATTTGGAGGTAAAAATAGAGACAATTCAAACGATTGGGATTATTGGAAGACCCAATTTAATTACGCTTATACCCAAAACGGAGACAATTATATAACTACAGAATGGGAATTAGATCATAAGTGGAATGCACCGGATAATTTCCCAGCCACCATAATGTTTAGGTTTAAAACTAATGGTTTACCTACTTCCCATATCCCGTATTCTCAAAGTTTAGGAAAGGGAGATTATGGTTTTAATATAGTTCTAAGATATACCGGGTCAGGATACACTACTTCTTCTTTAATATCTAGTAGTGCTAGTCCCGTAAATCCATACTATCAATACGCTAAATTAGATTTTATCCCTTGGACACTTAGTTATCCTAATGTTTCGGCTAGTGTATATTTGCCTTTCTTTGATGGAGAATGGTGGTCAGTAATGATAACTAGAAATGCTACTACTCCCTTTGTAGAGGCTATATATAATTTATATGCTAAAAATTCTATATATAATGGGTATGATGGTAATCAAATAGGGTTTCAGGCTTCAGGTTCAATAACAGGAAGTGATGAACCTTGGGGGAATACTTCAAATATGATTTGGGGAAATGCTGATGCTACAATTATTGGAACTTTTGAGGACTTCTCAGGCTCATTCCAAGAAATTCGTTACTACAACACTCGTATAAGCGAAAGTGTATTTGATGATTTTGTAATGAATCCTAATTCTATTGAAGGGAATGGAATAAATCAAGGTCCTAATCAACTAGCTTTTAGAGCATCTTTAGGAGGAGAATTATATACAGGTTCAGCTTCAATACATCCTAAAGTAACAGGATCGTGGGTTCCTACAGCTTCCTTTTCAAACGGCCCTACAAATAACTTTACTTTTAATACTACCCCAACTTTTATACCAAACACGCAATCTATATTTTTAGATCAACCCCCAGCAGGTATAAAAAATATAGTATCAAATAAAATACAAATAGTTCCTACTATTGTTCCCACCGGAAGTACTTTATCCCAATACATATCAATTCAACAATCTAGCCCACTTAGTAGTAGTTATACTGATAATTTGGCTTATACTGAGGTAGCATTTTCTCCACAAAACGAGATAAATGATGATATAATGGCACAGATTGGTTTCTTCAATATGGGGGAATACATTGGTGATCCAAGACAACGCTTTAATGAAGAAACCTCGTATCCTAATTTAGATACTCTAAGAAATGCTTATTTTGAAAAATATACAGGCAATTATGATATAAACGATTATATAAGACTTATAAAATTTTTCGACAATTCGTTATTTAAAATGGTTCAAGATTTTACCCCAGCTAGATCTAGTTTAGCAGCGGGTATAGTAATCAAACAACATTTGCTTGAAAGAAATAAGTATCCCCAACCCGAAGTAGGGCAAGCTAGATACGATTATAGTGGTTCAATTGATACTGCTTTTGTTTTAGGGGGAGCAGGAGGTACTGTAAACCAATATAATTCATTAGATACTAACCCATATTATGTAAACAATGTTTACGGTGTAACACAAAGTTATTCTGAAAGTATTGTTATACCTTCAGGAGTAGTAAACCAAGTTCATTCATCACAAGATGAATTTTATAATGGAGAATATAGTGGATCTAATTTTGTGGTTACTAATGGGAATTTAAACCCAGCTAATATTTTTAAGCAACCGAATGACACTCTTTTATTATACGATGTTACTTTAAAAAATAACATTAACCAATCCTTTTCTCAGTTTTTTGCTTCAGGATCAAATATGACTTCAGGAGATTTAATTATATACTTTACTGTACCCTCTATTCCTGGGGATTATACTCCAGGAGGAAGTGGTGGCGGGTTTATTACTCCTGATGTTCCTTCTTAAAAGAATTAAAATAATATAACATATGCCACAATTACCTGAAGGAGCAGCATACGCCTTAATACATCATGAAGATATTAATGGGGTAAACTCTCGCTTACAAATAAATAATATTGTTAGATTTAATACTTCCCCATTAAGTGGTACTTCTGTTACAAATTTTGTAGTAGCTAGTATAACAGAATACTCCACTTACAGCTTATTAACTTTGGTACCTGCTGGGGGTGGGGGAACTAACAACGCAACAACAATTAGTGCTTCTATTGTTTTAGAACCATATACATCAGATATAACGTTTCAGAGTTCAGATTATAATGTTCTTTTAAATAACGCTACCACAGGAAGACCTAATAACTCCAATAAATTTATAGCAGATTATGTTACGGACCAATCTGTTCCCATTAATTTTCAAGCTATCAGATCAGCATCCGCCGCCCTTGCAGCGACCCCAGATTCAAATTATACTTCTCTTAGAATTATAAATCCAAGATATAATGGTAGCGAAAATACAAGTGATAATTATAATATACCTAATAGTAGTGGTTCTCAACCTGCTTCAATAGATCAATACGATACATGCATATATGAATTTGATTGGATGGGTGGGGGATACCCAGAATACGTAAATGGGGGAACAGTTAGTTTAGGTAATATTTTAATAGTTAACTCTGAAAATAGCGTTAATGTAATACAACCCAGCGACCCTACTTATCCTTTTATAGTTGAAGCTAATTTACCAAATGGAACTGTTATATATCCTACACCTTATGCTCCTGGTGGAAAATTAGGTGTTCAACTAAGTGTAGTATATAATAGAGCTGAAGCTCCTGCTCTAGCAACTTATGCTATACCAAGTTCAGGAGGAACAGTTGTAGGGACAGCTTCATTTAGTAAGAGTAGATTTGAATTTGAGTCTTATACTAGATCTTTATATCAAGTAGTTTTAGATTCTAATAATAATTATACTATGGGCTCTACCGTAACCGCATTGGCTGCTATCCAATTTCCTTTGGCTTCATATGGGGGGATATCAGCAAGTTTAGCTAGCGGAGAATGGAGGTGGTTTATATCTTTTTATCAAAATTTACCTACAACTATTACTGGGTCTCTTGGTCAGGCAGTAGGTAGCTCTTCTATACCTCCTATTGAAATAGTATTTGCTACAGGTTCAACTTCACTTTCTCCCCCTGGCCAAACATATTTTGTACTTTCTAAAGAGTATGATTGGAGTTTATTAGATGGTATAGATGTGGGTGGAGCCGGTAAGTATGGAGCTTTAATTTGGCCCTCTCCTATAAATTCATATCGTTTAGTCGTTTCAGGAAGTGATAGTACCAGTTTTAGTGGGATACAAAACGGTGGTTTTACAACACAGTTCCCTTCCCCCGCAATTACCGAAAATTTCCAAACCATAACTAAAACTTATGGTTCAAATAAAACATAATAAAATCAAAAACACACATATTTATAATCAAACCAAACAATTTATTAAACAATGGGATATTTAAATAATTCAGTAGTAACAGTAGATGCTATATTAACCGATGTAGGCCGAGAACTATTAGCTAGAGGAGATGGCTCTTTTAGAATTACTCAATTTGCTTTATCAGATGATGAAATAGATTATACTTTATATAATCCTACTAATCCTTCGGGTTCTGCTTTTTATGGACAGGCTATTGAAAATATGCCTTTACTTGAAGCCTTTCCTTTGGTAACTCAAGAAATGAAATATGTGTTAACTACTTTGCCTAGAGGGACAGCTAAAATGCCTGTATTAAATCTAGGATATTCTAGTATAACCCTAAAACAAGGTGCTTCGTTAGCTATTACCCCACAAACTTTAAATTATTTAGGAAATAATACAGTATTTGAAGCTTCAGGGTATACTGCTACAATATCAGATGTTAGAACAATGAGTGTATTTAATGGGGTTGGTATTAATACACCAAACGCTACTGCTTTAAATTCTACAACTACCCTTGGAACAAACGTATCTAAGACTGTTATAGGAACTACTATTAATATGACAGCAACAACTGTAAATACATTATTTGGTTCTAATACTCAACTACAAGCCACTTTAACAGTAGTAGGTAGAGATTCAGGAGCCCGCATCACTATTCCCATAATTGTAACTAAAACCTCAGCTTAGTATATATGTCATTTAAAAGATTTACCCCGGAAGATTTTTTAATCTCAGCAGAATCAATAACTGCTCCTTGTTGGACAAATAATACTTATAATTTAACTACATTTTTTACTAGCTCAACCCAAGAAACTAGTTTACAGGGGGATTATGTATTAGCAGTATACAATACTGCTTCTAATATTACTAATACTGCGGTTCAATTTTATATTGGGTACGCTAATAAATTAGGTTCAGGATCGGTAGCTTACAATTCAGGAATACCACAATATTCTCCTTCAAGCACATTATATGGTCAATATAGAAATCTAGTTCTTGAAGACGAAAATGCTAATTTCTTATTTGGGGCAGTTACCCAATCTGATTTCTTTATTTTATCTGTAGAAAGAGCTAATTATAAACAGTCTCTATTTCCTGGTTCTTTAAATTTAAGAATTCAAAGTGGAAGTACTGCAAATTATCTGTCTATAACAGATAACAGTAACGATGTTACTACAGTTCCCTATATTAATGGGATGAGAGTATATCAGTTAGTATCAGGATCTAACGGCCGATCTGTTTCTACTTTAACGGGAGGATCAACAGTTGCTGGTCAAACTATATCTGGTTCTTATGGGTGGTTCTTACCTGATGTTGGAACTATACTATTAAATGCTCAAGCTTTAGCTTTGCCTTTTAATAGTGGGGGTGTTGCTTTGAGTTATAGTGGTTCTTTTGGAACCCAAGCTAATGTTAGTAATGGGTATAATAATACTCGTTTATTTACCCAAATTTCAGGGGGTGCTAGTTTTCAGCTAAATTCTCAAGAAAATATTACTTCAGATTTTGTGTTTGTAAGACCACAAAACGCTGAGTTTAATTATACAACTAATCCTTCATTTATAAGTGGTTCAACTGGAGATGTATTATATCCTAGTTTTATAAATAATCCACAAACATATATTACAACTGTAGGGTTATATAACGATGCTAATGAGTTATTAGCGGTAGCTAAATTATCAAGACCTTTAGTTAAAGACTTTACTAAAGAAGCATTAATTCGAGTTAAGTTAGATTTCTAATGAATGGGGCCATACAAACAATTTTTAGCGTCAGATATAATTGTAACTCCGTTTACAGTTAATAAAAGTTTTTCTTTCCCATACAGCCAATTTGCAACTGGGTCTGATGGGCAATTAGTAGGCATTGATAGATTTATAGGACAAAGTGGAAGTTGGGATTTCTCAAATCTTAATAATAACCCAACTACAGGCACACTATCTACCCAGTACCAGGTTTTAGTATATAATTCTATAAAACAATTATATTATTCTAATTTTTTAACATCAAATACAGGAGATATTGTATTTCAACCTGATGTAATTATAGGGAGTAATCCAAGTGGAGATGTTTTAGTAGGTGAGGTTAATAGTCCCATATACGATAACTTTTTACAAAGTACTTTAGTACCTGATAGAAGTTGGTCTACAGGGTCTATAGGAGTTATTTCGATTCCTTCTAAAATATATGGGGAATATATAGTACCTAATAGTTTTAAATATAGTACCCCCACTTTAGATGGTACTTTAATATATGACGATGGGCAAGGTAATTTAATTATTTCTTCTAGTGTATATGGTATAGTAGGAAAAGGTAATATAATTTATACTCATGGCTTGGCCATATTAACTAATAATTCGTTAATGGGTGATTTAGGGTATAGTGTAGATGAATATGTTACATCATATGTAACTGATGTTACTTGTTCTTTTTCTTCATCTTATACTATATATGAAACTCAGTATAAGTGTACTATAAGAGAAAGTGAATTTAATGCCACTTTAAACCCATCTGCCCAATTAACCGGATCAATTACTTTTTATAGCAGTAGCCAATTTTATGAACCAGGATTTGGGGGTCAATTAGCAAATAATGTAACAGGTTCTTATTTTACCCCATATGTTACAACAGTAGGACTATACGATGAAGATCAAAATCTATTAGCAATAGGGAAACTCGCTCAACCTCTCCCAACCTCAGCAACAACAGATACAACAATATTAGTAAACATAGATAGATAAATGTGGTTATACAACAATAAAGTTATAGAAACATTAGACGATTTCCCTACCGGTATTTACGGGTTTATATACATAACTACTCATATACCAAGCGGAATGTCGTATATTGGTAAGAAAGTGTTATTTCACAATATAAAACGTAAATTAACACGAAAAGAACTTGCTGAACACCAGGGTGCAGGGCGCAAACCAACCCACCAAATAGTCCAAAAAGAAAGCGATTGGAAGACATATTATGGTTCCGCTAAGCCTATTTTAGAAATGCTAAAAGGAGGGAAACACAGTGAATTTAAACGCGAGATACTAGAACTGGTGTATAGTAAGAAATTATTAACATACTACGAGTGCAAATACTTATTTAAGTATGGTGTACTAGAAAACCCTGATGTCTATTTTAACGATAATATCTTAGGAAAATTTTATAGAAAAGACTTTGTATCTTGATTTTTTTTCATATATTTATAACAAAAAAAAATTACCAAAATGAAAGACATAATCAGAATGCAACAATTGGCTGGTATTATTACTGAAAATAAAGCCAGAAAAATGATGAAAATTTTAAATGAAAATATGGGATCAACAGATTCTGTAAAACTTTTCGATTTCCCCCAAGACATTAATGATGTCGATTCTTATGAAGAAATGGGATTTAAAGTTGAAATCGACGACGAAACTAATGAAACTTATTATGCCAGTTTGTCATTTAAAGGACACGATTGGATGGCTGTTCTTTCAATATTAGATGATTGTGAAAACTATAATTTACGTCCTAATTTAGAATATGATGGAAAAGTTTATAATTTTGATGAAGCACATGAATTAGTAGATTCTAAAGCCGCTGGTGAAAATATTTAAATTAAAGCTTGGGAAACCAAGCTTTCTTTTTTATATTACCAGTTATGGTAAATAATCTAGCTATATCCCTAGTTAATTCAGTATTAGGACAAGGTAAACCTACAGCCCGTGGCAACTACGCTTATACTTGCCCGTTCTGTAAACACCATAAACCCAAGCTTGAAATAGGTTTTGATGAAAATTCATCGCACTATCAAAAATGGCACTGTTGGGTTTGTGATAAACGCGGCTCCAAAATATTAAGCTTATTTAAATCTATTGAAGCCCCCCAAGAAAAAATATTAGAACTTAAATCTTTATTAGGTAGTGGTTTTAGAATTATTACCACAGAAACTAAAGCTGAAGCTAAACTACCAGCCGAATTTAAGCCTTTAATTGAGATAACTGAAAAGAATATTATAGGAAGACATGCTTTGCATTATTTAAAAAAACGAGGTATTACTAAACACGATATACTTAAATATAATATAGGATATTGTGAGGGGGGAATATACGATAAAATGATTATAATACCTTCGTATAATGAAGAAGGTAAATTAAATTATTTTGTAGCTCGTAATTTTAATTCAAATTCCATAACTAAATATAAGAACCCCCCACTTAGCAAAAATATCATACCATTTGAAATATTTATAAATTGGTCATCTCCTCTTATACTGTGCGAGGGGCCATTTGATGCTTTAGCTATAAAACGAAACGCTATACCTTTATTAGGAAAACACATACAAGAAAGTTTAATGAAAAAAATAGTTACATCAACTGTAAAACAAATATACATAGCTTTAGATAACGATGCTATGAAAGATGCTTTACGATTTGCTGAATTATTACTTAATGAAGGTAAAGAAGTATATTTGGTTGATTTAGAAGACAAAGACCCAAGTGAGATGGGTTTTACTAAATTTACTTCACTTATTCAAACCACCCAGCCATTAACCCAATATAATTTAATGGCTAAAAAACTCCAATTAATATGATTATAAAACATTCTTACAACAGAATATTAGAAATATCGGATGACCATAAGCAAATTACAATGCCCGATTCTCGTTATTACAGACGTAACGGCGAATACTATCCGTCTATCACCTATGTGCTGCAATATTATCCAAAAGGAAAACACTTTGAAAATTGGCTAAAACAAGTAGGCTACGCTTCAGAATATATAGTTAAAAAAGCCTCTGAAGATGGTACACAAGTACACGAACTAGTAGAAAAATATTTGAATGGGGAAGAACTTAGTTTTTTAAATAAACATGGAGACCCCCAATATAATCCTGAAATATGGCAAATGTTTTTGCGATTTACAGAATTTTGGGAAACATATAATCCAAAACTTATAGAAACCGAAGTTCATTTATTTTCAGATGAGATTAAAGTAGCAGGTACTTGCGATTTAATTTGTGAAATAGACGGTAAACTATGGTTATTAGACGTTAAAACATCAAACCATATGCAACTTACTTATGAACTGCAAACCGCAGTTTACGGAAAATGCTATGAAGAATGTTTTGGCAAAACTATAGATAACTACGGAATACTGTGGTTAAAATCCTCAAAACGCAGATTTAATAAAGAAAAAATGCAGGGGAAAGGATGGGAAGTTGTCACACCAGAGAGATCGCAGAGTGAAAATCTCGATATATTTATGATGGTAAAACGTTTGTTTGATTTGGAGAACCCAAAAGCGGAACCCCAATTTGAACAATTCAAAACCACTATAAAACGAACAACATGAAACAAATACTATCCGAAGAATTTCGTAGAATGCAAAAATTAGCAGGAACCGAATTAGGAGAAAATATAGAAGAAGCCAAAGAGGATTTATTCTCCAAATACAAAACCAAAATTGAAATGCTTCGCGACGAATTTGTTTCAGACCTTAAATCAAATCTAAAAGATCTTAAAAAACTATCCAAAGAGGATAAAACTAAACTATCCCAAATGGTTCGTAATCTTACGGCTGCTGTAGATGATATGTTAAGTGAACATAAAATGATAAAAGTAAATGAAGAAATGGAAACCCACAGGTTTGAACTTGAAAACTGGCAGCTTTTTTCAGATAGTGAATTTGGAAAATTAAGACGAAAATATTATTTTAACGCAGATATTGATGGGAAAGCTTTAGCTAACATTCCAGATTTTGTAACTATAATGCCCAATTCTTTAAAATCAAAATTAGATCCTTCTTTTAATACCAACGATGAATTAAATAAGGATTACCATAATTATTTACGAAAAGAATATGGTATGAAAATAGGCGAAAAAACAGAAAAGGGATATAAACTTGATAGTCAAGAAGATGTTATTATTGCAAATAAAGACTGGAAGCATTTTAAAGATTTTATTTTTAAAGGGATACCTTATGGTAAAACCCTTAGAGACATAAAACCACCTGACCCTAAACCTCTTCCTTCATCTCCTCAGACCTCACCAAATACCCCACTAAAAGGTAAACCTATTAAACTTACACCTATTAGTTCTGAATTGTGGGATGGTAGCACATCGGCATCTAAATTAAAAGATGTTATAAAATCCCTTCAACAAAAAGGGTATTCAAATGATGAAATTCAAAAGGCTGTATTTCCTTCTAAATTAATTTCACAACCAGGATAAAAAAAATAAATGATCTTAACATTAGAAGAAAAAAAGAGCATAATTAGAATGGTACTTAAAGAGTATCAAAATATTACTATATCTGAAATTAAATCAAATTCTAATATAAAAAAAGAAATAAAATTAAACCTTAAATTCTATTCAGGTTTAAAAGAAGCTATAGGGTTAGATTGGGTGTCTTCTATAATTAATTTTATAGGAGGAATTAAAGATTTTCTTACAGCCACAGATATAGGGAAATGGATAGTAAAGACAGTTCAAAAAATTGCAAATAAATTATCCCCTACTTATTCAAAAGACCCAAATGATTGGACTGATAAACTTGTTAATTTTTTTAAAAAAGTTAAAGAGTGGATAGGTCCTAAATTTATAGCATATTTAATAGCTGCCTGGAAGAAAAAATCTTTTAAACCAAGTGATGAAGAAATTAAGGCTCAAATGAAGCCTGCTGAGGTAATATATAAAATTATTTTGGGTATTTTAATATGTTTAGCTATATATAAATTGTGGGCATTTATAGGGCCTTTTTATACCGCCGCTATAGGGGCATCTGCAGGAAGTGCTTTATTAGGGGCCACCAAAGCAGCAGGAATAAAAGGAATTTTAGGGGGAACCTTTAATATTATGGGTTTAGTGTCTAAAATTTCACATTTAGGGCATGCCGAAGGGAAAAAAGAAATTGAAAAAGAATATCAAAAAGCTATTTCTAATTTAAATAATACAGCAGACGACATTTTTAAAAACTCTTCTACTAACTCCCCCACAGGTGATTATTATAATGCTGAATCATTAAGAATAAATAAATATTTAATTTAATTAAAAATCACATATAATACTTTAGAAGGCTTGGTAATCCAAGCCTTTTTTCATATATTTATAACAAAAACCATCTGTGATCAAACTGCTAACTCTCTTAAAAGAAGCTATAAATAAGCCTAAAGCTATATTTTTAGCAGGACCTGCTGGTTCTGGAAAGTCTACAATAGCAAAACAACTTTTGCCGTCTGATATCCCGGTTGTAAACATTGACGACACATACGAACAAATGTTAAAAGATGCAGGGATAGGAATGGATGTGAAAAATTTTACCCCTGATCAACTTTCCCAAGCCGCCAAATTAATGGCGTCTGCAAGGAAAGTTACAGATGAAAAATACCAAGAACTACTTAAAAATCTTAATAATATAATAATAGACGGGACAGCCGGGGCATCAAATCCAATCCGCAAAAAAAAAGAACAACTCGAAGCACTGGGGTACGATACAATGATGTTAATGCTGTATGTTTCACCTATAACTTCTTTAGAACGCAACCAATCGCGAGAGCGCAGTTTACTTCCTAGTATTGTATTACGTACTTGGAGAGATGTAAACTCAAATATAGACACATATAGAGATATGTTTGGAGAAGATAAATTTATTTTAATAAATAATGATCCTTCAGACGCCGAAACACAATTCGATCCTAAAGAGATAAAAAAACGATTTTTTGACACTTCAACCGCTAAAGGCAAACCTAAAACACCAGAAGAACAAGCCAAATCAAACGCTGAAGCGGCAAAATTAAACCAAGATATACAACAAATGGTAGATACACTACCTCAGTTTGATGACTTATCAACAGCTAAAACTAAAATTAAACAATTTTTATCATGAAACTAAGCCAATTACGCCAACTAATTAAAGAAGAATTAGAAGCAGCAATACAAGAAGAGTCATACACCCCTGTAGATGAAGTGGGTAAATTCTTTGTAGTTAAAAAACCTAAAGGGAAAATGACCAAAGAAGATATGGTATATGAAGCTACAGTATTTGATGAAATTAAAATGGATGAAACCAAAGGGGTTTATACAAATAAATCTGAGGCTAATCGTCACGCTACTGAAGCTTTAAAAGAATACGAAATGCAGCTTAAAGAAATGGAAGATGCTATGTCTGAGTTTAGGGAAGCTAAAAAAGGCATTGACGAAAAGAAAAAAGCCGCTAGAGAAAAAATCGAAAAACTTAAATAAATGAATCAACTTACTAAACTTTTAGTAGGGGAACTTCTTGAAAATAAACAAGTAATAGGCTTGTATGGGGGTGGTTTTAAACCACCCACTAAAGGACACTTTGAAGTTGTAGAACAAGCCCTAAAAGAATATCCTGAATTAGATAAACTTATAATCTATGTTGGTGGTGGTGTTAGAGATGGGATTACCCAAGAACAATCGTTAGCGGTTTGGGATATTTATAAAGATCTTTTAGGCGATAAAGTTGAAATTCAACCATCCCCTTCTCCTATTGGCGATATTATACGCTACGGCAGAGACAATGCAGATAAAATTGTGTATTTCTTCTTAGGAGAAAGAGAAGGTAAAGAAAGCGATGCAGCAGATACAGCACAACGCACTAAAAATGTTGAAACAAAATACCCCAATACACAAATAAAAATTATTAAATCCCCTGATACTGGAATTAGCGGGACTGCAGCTCGTAAAATATTACTCAACCCAGATAAAACATTTGAGGATTTTAAACAATTCCTTCCTGATGGATTAGCAGATGGAGAAAAGCAACAAATATATGATTTATTAAAAAAAGGAGCAGTAAAAGAAAATGTAGCCCCAAACCACACAGGCAAATCATCACCTTATGGTTCAGGTTACAAACCACTTGTTCTTGAAATATCAAAATATATGATAGAACAAGGTATGGAAATACAGCCATTACCTAAAGTTCAATTCATAGACAACGACGAAGGTAATGCCCAAAATATTTTAGGAAATACAGCCTATTATAATCCACAATCTAAAGCTATAGTATTATATACTTTAAATCGTCACCCTAAAGATATTTTACGTTCGTTTTGCCACGAAATGGTTCATCACGAACAAAATATGAAAGGAACATTAGGTAATATTAGAACCCAAAATACAACAGAAGACTCCCATTTAGACAGAATTGAAAGAGAGGCGTATGAAAAAGGGAACATAATATTTAGAAATTGGGAAGATAATTACAAAAAAACTTGGCAATCTGAAAACCCATCGGTACCTTCGAACCCGGGGGTTAACGAGATAGAGAGAGGAGGAGAGAATAAGGGGGGTGAAGGGAACCCGGGGGGTGATAAATACACCATATATTGTGATATGGATGGGGTATTGTGTGATTTTGATAAACGTTTTATGGAATTTTCAAACGGAATCCCCCCATCCCAATACGAAAACGAATTTGGGAAGAAAGCATTTTGGGAATTAATTAGTAAAAAAGGAGTAGGATTTTGGGTTGGTATTCCCTGGATGCCTGATGGTAAACAGCTTTGGAATTATATTAAACCCCATAATCCATCTTTATTATCAGCCCCATCTCGTGAAGAATCATCTCGTTTAGGTAAACGCTTGTGGGTTAGAAATAATATCCCCGGAACCAAACTTATCCTACGCCAGGCCGAACAAAAACAAGAATTTGCTAACCCTAACGCTATCTTAATAGACGATAGAACTTCAAATATCCAGCAATGGAGAGATAAAGGGGGGATTGGTATAATGCATACCTCGGCTAATGAAACAATTAAACAACTTAAAGAACTCGGACTATGAAAGTAGATAGAATTATAATAGATATAGAAGGCGATCTTAATAATTTCAAAACTAGCCTTGTAGATGATTTTACAAAATACAAAGGATATAAAGTAAAATCTACAACCGAAAATAGAACATTTTTAGACGATAAGGGTGAAAAAGTTCAAAAACAAGTTTACTTACTCAATATCGAAGACACATCTCCTATAGGTAAAGGCAAAGAAGCACTTATTACCCTAATCCCAGGCAATAATACCATTAAAATAGTAATTACCGGGGAAAATAAAAAACCTTTAGAAGACAAAATAAACCAATTTATTGGCAAATCTTCCAAGTTTAATAAAATTGGGGGTAAAATGAAAAAATCTAAATTAAAAGAAATAATAAAAAGCTATGTTAAAGAAGCAATTCAAAGAACATGATGTTCAACGTCTCCGAAATATTATTAGTAAAAAACACGGAGATAAAACCAAACAAGGCATCGGTTATACAAAAACACAAGAGTTTCACAGTGAAGGGGATATTTGGGAAGAAGATGGTAGACAATGGACTATTAAAAATGGAATCAAGCAAAATATTACTAAATTAGATACTGCTAAAAAAGCAGCATCTTTTCCTTTATTTTGCCCTTGCTGCAGCAAAATTATGAAACCCCATTTAGATAAAAAATGGTTTATTTTATACAAACGTTGTTTCAATTGTCAAGTAACATTTGAAGCTACATTGCGCCAAAAAGGATTATGGGATGAATACGAAAAAACGGTATTTAATGCCGACATTGATGGGTTAAAACAAGAATTTCAAATATGGGTTGATGAACAAATACAAAGTGAATCAAATCAATCTTACATAAGTGAAGCCGGAGATGTTGAAAAATGGGTAGGTTCTTCTAAAAAGAAATTACTTGAAACCAAAGAAGAAGGACTTAAATATCTTGATAGTTTAAAGAAAGAATAATATTTATTAATATATTTAAATAGTATAATATTTATAAACAACACTCTAAACAAGATACAATGAAAAAATCAGACCTTAAAGAATTAATTCGTAAAAATATTATTCAAGAGTTAGAATCACAAGACGATGATGCGGCTTTAGGTAATATGTACTCTCCTTTATATGAAAAGAAAAAAGATGAAGAAGAGGATATAGAAATTACAGCAGACGAAGAAACTGAAGAACCAGAAGTTGATATGGATAGTACTGGAGATCCTGCTTTATCTGATGCCGACCAAGAATATTTAAATACTTTAGAAACATTAAAAAACAAAGCTAAAGAAATGGGCGACGAAAAACTTGAAAACCAAATAGATAATACTATTACTTATTTTACACGCCAACACGTTGTTAAAGAAGGGGATACAGATTACGCTCGAGCTAAAGACGCTAAACGTTTAGGTAAAAAAGGTGAAGAAAATATTTACGGAGCAGGAGTAAAAAAAGGTGAAAGACTCGAAAAAGAAAAATTACAAGAACTAGACATGGAATCATTAAATAGAATGGATGAACTAGTTAACCAAAATAATCTTAGAATGCTTGTAACCGCTGCTCAAGGTATTATCAAAGACTTAGAAGAATTTGAAGATGATGACATTTTTGACTTTATTGTAAGCAAAATTAAAGAATTAGATATGCCCGCTCCCAGCCCCATAAGACCTGTAAATAGGCATAGCTGGAGAGATGATAAGCGTATCTGGAGAGAAAATTATGAAATGCGTCGTTTACAAAGAATAGCAGGTTTAATTTAATATAACATGATAAACGAATCTACTTTAACTAAGGCTGAGCTTGCTAAACGTGAAGACATTATCAAATCAATGAAAGGTAATAAACGTAAATTAGTTCAAAAATACGGCAAAGATGCCGAAAAAGTTATGTATGGCCGTGCAACCAATATAGCTAAAAAAGTAGCAGAAAATAAAATGGAAAATACAAATAAACTTAAAGAAGCAATTAAAAAAGCTTTAACAAAGGAAAACTCTACTCAAACCAAAACCCAAACTTATAATGGAGTAACATATGATTCAAGTGAGGGTAGCCCATTCGATAGAGGCTCAGCAGATAAATATTATGGAAGAGCGATTGATATAACAGATCTAACACCTGAAGAAGAAAAAGCTTATATGGCGGGGTATGAATGGGAACAAGAAAGAAAAGATTGGTTAGAAGAAAAAGCTGAATTTCCGGATTTAACCGGTGATGGTAAAGTAACTAAAGCCGATATTTTAAAAGGCAGAGGAGTTGAATTAGATGAAGATCTAGACTTAGGCCACGAAGACGACGAACCACATATGATCAAAGCCGAATTATACAAAATAGGCAAATACGCTATGGAATTATACCAAATGGTAGACCAATTTGAAGGGCAAGGCGAAGTTGACTTCCCAGCTTGGTGGCAATCCAAGATTACCAATGCCGCTAGCATGATAAGCAGCGCTAAACATTACCTTGAGTTTGAATTAAAAGAACCAGCTATTGACGCTATGGTAGGTGTTGCCCAATCAGAAGATGTAATTGATGAAAATAAAATAAATGCTTTAGAAGAAATTAAAGCTAAAGTATTAGAAAAACTCACCGCTAAATTATCTAAAGAAAAATGAAAGACTTAGCTAAAATACAAGAATTTTTTTCTAAACCTCTAGGTGAAGTTGAAGATAACGAAATATGGCTTAAAAACGAAGAAGACATAGTTAAACTAGGTCTTGAAGGAGCAAGAGACTGGAAAAGAGGAATTGATATAAATTATGGCCCCTATACAGATAAGGATTCATTCGAATATATGTACTGGAAAAAAGGATGGGAAGATGCAGATTTGACCGCTGCCCAACTATCAGAAACTAAAGAAGAAGATGCCGTTGATACAATTACAATGGATATTCCTTTATTCCTTCGTATGTTAGAATATTCAAGAGAAGATGCTTCTCAAGACATGGATTTACACGATGTTACCGAAAAAGCAAATTTATTAGGTAAAGAAAGAGGTATTTTATCTATGGAAGATTATGATGAAATTGTAGGTGCTGTTAAAAAAGATTTAGGAGAAAACTTAATAGAAAGAGTAATCAATAGACTAAAAAATAAATGAACCGCGACGAACTTATAGTTAAAATCAAATCAATAGCTAAACAAGCTTTAGCTAATCGTAAAAAAACTGAAATAGCAGCTGTAGAATACGATGAATTAACTAAGTTCCCTGAACTTAAAAAGGCAATAGTAGATTTACTTACACCAGATTTTGATTATTTTTTGGCATCTATCGATTGGGTTGCCCCCAAACCAACAACATTTCGTATTAATTTAAAAAACGGAACAAGTTTTTACCTTATATTTTCCCCTCGTTCTTGGATAGCCCAAGTTGAAGGTAAAAAATATTATTTACTTAACTTAAATGAAGAAGAAGCAGCCACTAATGCTATAGCTCGTTTATTAAGAATAGGCGCTAAAGTTAAACCTGAAGAAGAAATTCCTGAAACTCCTATTGAAATCCCACCTGCTGAAGCACCTGCTGAAGAAGAAACACCCGAACCCGCCGCTTAATTATGGACCCATTAGATAAATTTTTTCAAAAATATAGTTACAAATTTTCTAAAGGATATCCTGACATGAACCATGAGCAGGATATCTTGCTGTTAGAGAATTTGTTACAAGACATGGGTATTGACTTTAGGTTTGATAATATTTTATACGAAACCACAGACAGACAAGTCTCCCAAAACACAAAAAAAGCTATTGATTATATTATAAAAAACACAAATAAAGGATTTACAACCCAATCCGACCCTAAACGTTTAGGAAACCAAGGTAAAGTATCATCAGATGACTTTAAAGTCATTATAAATACTTTATTTAAACCAAACGATATCCAAATCTATGGGCCACGTTCAGGGCCAAACTCATCAGGTAAATTTGATATGTACGAATTTGATACTGAAGATTTTGGTTTAGTTCGTATTATTTTAAGCGGGGGAGGAAACGCTGGTGAACAATACGAAGCCGAATTTTACAATGTAGCCAAAGAATTAGCGGGCGAACCTAATGAAGCTCTCCCTAAAAGCCTCCAAACTCTATACTCAGCTTTAGATATAGACAATGCTGCATTAACTAGCGACGATATAAAATCTTTTAGAACAGGAGACACTAAACGAAATTTAAATCCAAAAGGCCCAGAAGATATAGGTAAAACCATTTCAGATTTGGACATTACACACAATGACAAAACTTATTATATTTCTTTAAAAAACAAACAAGGCAGTGGAATATACAGCGGTGCTAATATTCCTTGGATATACGAAAAAAACGGAAAAGTAGTATACGATCCCGCTAAATTTAACCCTTCATCAGGTAACGGCCTTTTGTTTGATATATTTAATATTGATTCTAAAAAAATAGCTACGGGCCTAAACAACTATATAAATAAAACAGGTAAATTGACTGAATTTGAACCTATTAACATAGACAATAATGCCTTTAAAAAACTTTTAGCTTCCTCTTTAGGATACGGATACTATTATGTAAAAGAATACGGCAAAGGAGACATTAAAGTAACTCCCCTCCTAACTGCTAAAGATTCTCTAGACGCTATCGGTAAAATTTCAGACGTTCAAATCAAATATCCTAGCCAAGATACCAAACAGGTTACAATAAAGATAGATACAGACAGCAAATTATTTGGGCCTTCCCAATACATGGTAGCTATTAGAAATACTAAAGGAAATGTATTACCATTATCTTTGAGAATTAGCAAAATAAAATAATATTTATGTATATGAAAACATTACAGAAATACATCAAAGAATCTATCCAAGGATACCATTTAAAGAAAAAATCATGCTCTTGTGGTTGTAATACTTGTGATGATAAACCCGCATTATTAGCGCCTATACTCAACGAATCTCTTGCACCGCGCGCTATATTGTCTGAGGGATTAAAATACCATATAGACAATAATAAACCGCTTACTGAACATGTTTATCGTGCTGGTTCCAAAAACTATTTTGACTTATGGGCTGAAGCAAGAGCATTATATTCTCGCGGGATCATAGATATCAAAAACCAAGACGATTTAGAAATATTAACTGAAACCCAGTTAGGTGAATTTGGTTTATATGAGGGTAAAAAAGTTCCATTAGATTTCATAATGGAAGAAATTGAATTAGAAGAAGCAAATAAAAAAAATACCCACGAAATTACGCTTACTTTTGAAAATAGTAAACTTTTAGATAGGTTTAAAGCAATTCCAACCTTTTCTAAAATGTTAGCTCCTAATCAAATGAAAAGTCTAAATGTAGGAAACAATAATTTAACTGTAAATAATGTATCTTTAAATGGTTTAGAGCGAATGGAGTCAATGGGATTATACAAAATCTCTAAAAAATTAAAAGAAGAAGAGGAAGAATTTCCATTTGAATATAAAGGCTTTAAATATAATATTAAAGTTTCAAGTAATATTACAAACGATAGAGGTCAAAAATTATATAAAATATCAATAGATGGTGTAGGTAGTTACGATAAATATACCAATGAAAGAGAGGCTCATATTTATGCTAAACGAGAAATCGATGACCAAGTAATATTTGAAGCTAAAACTAAACCTAAAAAGAAAACACCCCCAATTGGCAAACCAAAACGCGGCGGCTCTAAAAAGTTCTATGTATATGTTAGAAAACCAGGCGGAGGAATTAAAAAAGTAAGCTTTGGAGACACTACAGGTCTATCTGCTAAAATCAATAACCCCGAAGCTAGAAGAGCATTTGCCAAAAGACACGATTGTGCTAATAAAAAAGATCGCACAAAGGCTTCGTATTGGAGTTGTAGGCTCCCTCGTTATGCCAAACTCTTAGGACTAAAATCAAACTTTAGCGGTTTTTGGTAATATGAAACTTACCGACATACTCAAGCAAATAATCCAAGAAAAAAAAGCCAAACGCGACAGGTGCTTGCGTATTGCAGACCGCAAATTTAACAAGCCATCAGCATATAAATCAGGTGCTGTAGTTAGATGCCGCCAAGGTAAAATATGGAAAGGATTAAAAGAAGAAAATTTAAACGAATCCAAACAAGTAGGCCCGTTATATCATTTTACAGATTTTTTTTCTCTCAAAAAGATTTTAACTAGTAATACTATGATTGGATCCTATGGCAATCAAGATATAAAAGGTCGATATATATCGACAACACGTGATAAAAATTTTTATAAATCTGATCCTAACCTTGGCGTTGAGAATCTGCAAGCCGCTTTAATATTTGATGGAAATAAATTAAGTAATAAATATAAAATTAAACCATATGCTTATGAACCATATAGAGACCTTGATCGAAGTGGTGCCGAAGCAGAAGAACTAATCATACTTCCAGGCAGAGATTTACCTAATATTAAATCATACTTATCAGGTGTAATATTATTAAAGCCTAATAAAGCAATAGAATCTTTCCTAAAAAAAGAAAATATACCTTATAATGTAGATTTAAGCGAAGCTAAAAAAGAAACACTCCGCACTTGGTTCAAACGCAAAGGAGCACCAGGTAAAACAGGCGGGTGGGTTGACTGTAATTCACCTATCCGCAAAGACGGAAAAATAACAGGATACAAACCTTGTGGAAGACAAAAAGGCGAAGAACGAGCTAAATATCCTTCGTGTCGCCCAACCGCAGCAAGGTGTAAGGATAAAGGTAAAGGAACTAAATGGGGTAAAACAAAATGATCAAACTACTCAATCTACTAACCGAAGCTAAAGAAAGCTTTGAAACATTTGCTAAAAACCGTTTAGCAGGTGCCGAAAAAATTATAGCCAACGCTAAGAAAAAAGGTGGAGATGCATTACTAACATACACTCACTTTAATGTAAAGCCATCTTATTACAAAAAAGCCATAAACGGCAAATTTGACAAAGAAGCCGCTAAAAAAGAATTTGAAGAAACATATAAAAAAATCTCATTAAACATGACCCAAACCGAATTTCAACGTGAAGTTGGACGTTTAGAGGTATTAGGCGAACTATTAATAAGAGAAAAATGATAAAACTAATCAACATACTAAATGAAGCTGAACTAAACCAATGCCCAGCTCCAACCCAAAACATTGAACTCAACCTTCAAAATAGGCAAAAGGCTATCAACGAATACGGCTATGGCCCGTTGAACCCAAACCAACCCAACGAAAAATTTTGGCAAGCCAAAGCAGATATGTGGAAGCTTGATTCTATAGAAGAAGCTAAATCATCTCGTTGTGGTAATTGTGCTGCTTTTGACATTACATCTAAAACATTAGATTGTATTGCTAAAGGGATAGGCGACGATGAAGGCACAGAAGATCCGTTTGATGTTATTAAAGCTGGAAAACTTGGGTATTGTAGATTTTTAAAATTTAAATGTGCCGCAGCTAGAACCTGCGACGCTTGGGTTGTAGGAGGTCCTATTACAGATGATAAAGCCGTATAAAGATCTAGAAATCACAGACAGCTATATTATCCGCGAGTTTAGCGAAAATATATTATATTTATAATAAATGGATAAAATTTTTTATACTTATATCCACATTCGCCCGGACATTAATGAGCCCTTTTATGTAGGTAAAGGTAAAGGAAAACGCTATAAAACTAAAACAGGTAGAAACCAATATTGGCATAATGTTGTAAATAAAAATAATGGTGTTTTTGAATCTAAAATATTATTTGAAGGATTAACTGAAAAAGAAGCCTTATTAAAAGAACAAGAAATAGAAAAAGAATTTAAAAAAAAAGGATATGGTTTGGTTAATTTAGCTGAAACCGGAAATTCTGGTCCTGTAGGGGTTTCTAGAACAGAAGAACACAAACAATCCTTAAGTAAAGCTACTAAAGGTAGAATAAGTCCTAATAAAGGAAAAAAACATGATCCCTTTCCTGAGGAATCAAAATATTGGAAAGGAAAAAATAGGCCTAAAGATACTAAAATGAAACAATCATATTCACAATCTAAACGATGGGAGGAAAAAGGCAATGAATTAAAGCAAAATTTTAGAAACAAAATAGGCAAAAAAATACTTCAAATAGAAGCAAAAACCCTAACCCCCCTAGAAATTTTCCCATCCCTAATAGAGGCTAAAGAAAAAACCCAAATTAATGTAATTATAAATTGTGCTGCAGGTTTACAAAAAACAGCGGGGGGGTATATTTGGGTATATAAACACCCTAAGAACCCATATTTTGAATATATTATTAATGAAAATGAAGTAATACGTGTATTTGAAAATAAAGATTTAGGAACTGAGGAACTTTGGCATCGGGATTTGGAGGATCGATTAATAGAATCTATTGGAAACACAGATTGGCAAATACAACTTGATAATCAATTGCCATCTTCCCTAAATGGTCGTATATTTATACCCAGACACGAATTTCACCGTGTTATAAAAGGAACAGGAACACTCAAATTAAAGATATATAAAATACAGGCCGATTCATAGCCGGCCGTTTTTAACAAAAATTTTTTTAGAGAGCTGTGGCCTCAATTTTGAGACCACAGCTTTTTTTCGTATATTAACATGTTAAAAATTTCAAATATGAATAAAAAAATTGTAATAGTAGGAGCAGGAGTAGCAGGCATAAACGCTGCTACCAAACTCGTTGATAATGGTTACCCGGGTGAATTGATTACAATTATTGATATGGGTAAAGACCCGTATCAACGCAAGCCTGAAGAGGTAATGACAGGTATGCTAGGTGCTGGAGGGTGGAGTGATGGCAAATTAACATACCACACAGCAATTGGAGGTCAATTGTCTAAATATTGCGGTGAAGACAAAGCAATGGAATTGATGGATCAAGTAATTACCAATTTCAAACGTTTCCACCCAAAACCAGAAGAAGTACAATGTTCAAATCCTGTTGAGGAACCTGAATTTATTAAACCATACTTTGGTTTACGTTTATTCCCAGTATGGCACGTAGGTACAGATTATTTATCTGAAATTGCTAAAAATTGGTATGATTATTTAGTAGAGAAAGGTGTTAATTTCGAATGGGAAACTAAAGTAACAGATATTGATTTTGAAACAGGAGAAGTAATAATAGAATAAAACACATAACATGACAACAAAATATTTTTTTGATTTTAATAATTTAAAAATTTTAGGAGGTTTTAAAAACAGAGTTCATTTACTAGGTATAAAAGAGACATATGATGAAACACTAATGCCTGAATTAAAAGTAGGAGTATCATATAATATGGGCGATTTTCCTGAAAGCGAAATGGAGGAGTGTATTTTATCAATAGATAGAAAACTTTTTCATAAAATGTTAAATAAATGGTTAGATGAAAAATTAGATTATTGTAACCGCTGGAACCATTATTGTGGTGTAGGTGGATTTATTTATGGTAAAAATGTAAAAAAAGAATATGATACTTACATTTATGAATATATTGGTGTTGAAGATAATGAAACAAACGATGGCTTAGAAGAAGTTAAAAAAGATATGGTTGTTTACACTGTAGATTCTTTTGATGAATTAATTGATATGGAACATGGATAATAAATTCATAGTATACACTCATATTCGCCCTGATACAAATGAACCATTTTATGTTGGGAAAGGAGTACCTGGAAGAGAAATTAGAACATGCGGTAGAAATCAATATTGGCATAACATTGTAAATAAAAATAATGGCATATTTGAATCTAAAATATTATTTGAAGGATTAAATGAGGGTGAAGCACTACTAAAAGAACGAGAAATAGAATTGGATTTAAAAAATAAAGGTTATATATTAACTAATATAATAGAATGTGGTGTTAAAGCTGGTACTACCGGAATGAAACACTCTGAAGAATCCAAACAAAAGATGAGTAACGGTTTAAAACAATATTACAATGAAAATCCTAACCCTAAAAAAGGTATTAAGATGAGTAAGGAAAGTTGTGAAAAAAAGAGTAAATCTATGTTAGGTAAAAAAGTTAAATTAGGTATAAAAGAATCTGATGAAACTAGAAAAAAGAAAAGTGATGCTTTTAAAGGAAGAATATATAGTGAAGAAAGTAAACAAAAGAAAAATGAAAAATTAAAAGATAAAAACATTTATGTCTTTTATAATTTATTAAATGATGAAAAGTTTAAAGGAACTAGGAGAGAATTTCAAGATAAATTTGATTTAAACAGTGGAAGGTTAAGCCATTTAATAAATAATAAAATTTCTAAATATAAAAATTGGATAAAAATATGAAAAAAATTAAATTTGATACATGCATAGTAGGCACAGGTAAAGCAGGAATAGACTTCTCAGCTAAATTAGCTCAAAAGTACAATTTACCTACCGAAGTCAAGTCAACCCAGATTGGAGTGAGATTTGAAAGCCCACAACACCATTTCCAAAAACTAATCGATATTTCATATGATTTCAAACTTTATAGAAAATTTGAAGATAAAGGCGTTTCGCTTCGCTCTTTTTGTACAAACAATAATGCGGCATATGTTGCCGTAGAAGAAACATACGGCGACCACAGCTACAACGGCCACGCTAAAAAAGATGAAGCATATAGAAACAATATGACTAATTTTGGCATATTAATGGAAATTAATGGTATTAAAGATCCGTTTGAATGGTCACGTAAATTAGTTTCCAAAGTACAATCTCATGGTACTGGTTTATATTATAGCCCATCTCGTAAACCATCAATTACTTCAGAAGGAAATGAAGTCTCGGCTCACCAAATCGATTGGATGGGATTACAATTAGTATTAGAATATTTTCAAGGATACTTTAGATATATTACAGATTTCATTGAAGACATGAAAAAAGTATTTCCAACATTAGGAGATGATTGGGGAATATACATTCCCGAGGTAAAATATTTAAGCCCAGAGCCTCTTGTAAACTACAACGATTTATCCTTAACAAAATATCCGAATGTACACTTTGTTGGCGACGCTCTTTCAGCAAGGGGTATAACTGTTAGTGGAGCTCACGGTATTTATGTGGCTTCTTCGATTTTACAAAGTTCTTAAATATTTATAATCGAACAAAAACTCGATTATGAATTACCAAAGAATATACAACCAAATAGTTGAACGTGCCCAGAATAGAACTTTAGATGGTTATAAAGAAAAACACCATATAATCCCAAAATGTATTGGTGGGAATAATGATAAAGAAAATATAGTAAAATTAACAGCAAAGGAACATTTTTTATGTCATATATTACTTTGTGAAATTTATCCTAAAAATATAAAATTATATCAAGCTTTATGGTTAATGTCTACTAACAAAAATAAAAAAAAAGGGAAAAGATATAAAGTATCATCTAGAGTTTATGAAAGAATTAAAATAGAAGCTTCTAAAATATACAAAAATCGAACACAAACTAAAGAAGAAAAACAAAAAAGAGTTAATTCTCAAATTTTAACTTGGGATAAAAAACGCAAAGAACAAGGTTTAATAATTAATAAAAATTATATTTTTGATTTTATAAAATCATACCCCAATATTAAATTGACTGAAAATAATAAACATTGTATAAACTATTGTTATAATGATAATATTAATATTAAAAACATTATTTGTTTGTGTGGTAATGGAATAAAAAGGTTTCAAAACTATACTCAAGGTTATAAACAATATTGTAGTCAAAGATGTGCTAATTTATATAATAAAGAAAAATCTTTGCAAACTAAAGAAAATAATGGTTTATGGGATAATTCTAAAGAAAGATTACGTAAAAAAGAAATAGAAAATTTATCTAAAATAGAAATTGAACAACTTAGAAGAAAACGAATTAGTGATAAACAAAAAGGCAAAACTAAATTAGGAAACAGTCATAGTAAACCCATTATACAATTCGATACCCAAGAAAATCTTATCCAAGAGTGGCCAAGCATTAGGCAAGCTGGTTTCAGTTTAGTAGGGAATCAAGGTGAACCTATTAGAAAATGTCTTAAAGGTTTACAAAAAACAGCTTATGGGTACAAATGGAAATATAAATAAAACTTGGTTTTTTAAACTTTCTTTTTTACATTTATATTAAAATAATAATATGGAAAAATGGGAACCAACTAAAAAACTCACTAAAACAGACGGAACAATAATGTACGTATGGGACAGTAAATTACACAACTGGGAAGGGCCAGCACTAATACCCGAAGGTAATATGCGAAAAAGAGAATATTATCTTTATGGAAATAAAAAAACAGAAGAACAATGGAAAGAAGCTCGTAAAGATAGGGAAGGTCTTCCTTGGTATAAAAAAACCTCAATTACAGGAACCAGTAGATATTAGTTTTTATTTTTTTTTGTATATGTATAACAAACAAAAACATTCAAATTTTAAAAATATGAAAGTATCACAATTAAGACAACTAATTAGAGAAGAAATTAGAGGAGTATTGAATGAAAAAATTATTAATGATAATCATTTCTTAAATGAAATGGTAATTAACGATTTTATGTCATATAAGGATTTTGCCCTCTCCGTAGCTAAATATTTGATGAAAAACTATGAACGCAGTGATTATGATAGTTTTATGAGGGTTTTAAGCTTAAAACTTAAAGGTTATAAAGACGATTATATTTAAAGACACTTAGGTTTTAAGATCTCATTTTAGAACCATAAACAAACAAAAATATTTAAATTTTAAAACATGAAAGCATCACAATTAAGACAACTAATTAGAGAAGAGATTAGAGGAGTATTGAATGAAAACCTAACTAATGAAGATGCTACTCTTATTAAAAAGAATTCTCCATTCGGAAATGAAAAACCTTTACAAGTGGGTGATTTAATTATGTGGGATGAAATAGGTCGTGGGGGGATGGGCCGGACATTAATAGGGAGAAAAATAGGTAAAGTAGTAAAAATATTAGGATCAGCTAATTTACAAGCTGAAGAAATCAAAACCGGAGATTTACATACAGTTTCTCGTAGAGAATTAACTAAGGTTCCTGGTGTAGGGGATAAAATAGAAGCAACTTTAGATTATAATTACGGGGCAGGAAGCGGCTCTCAAGGATCTAGTAGAATTTCAGGTACAGTTAAAAAAATAAATTTAGAAGGTATGACCCTAATGCTCCAACCAGAAAATTCAGACAAAACTTTCAAAGTAAGCATGACTGATTTACAAAATTTAAAAATTTATTAAATAAACAAACAAAAATATTTTAAAGTTAAGCTTGGGAAACCAAGCTTTCTTTTTTACATTCACGCAAATAAAACAATATAGTTATGAAAATAGGCTTATGTTGTTTTTCCTATTTTTTATAATATTTATGATAGATAAAACAACATGCCTGCTAAATTAACTCAACAAGATTTTATAAATAAAGCTAATAAAAAACATAATAACTTTTATGATTATTCATTAGTTAATTATGTAAATGCTGTTACTAAAGTAACAATTATATGCTCTAAACATGGGGGGTTTGAACAACAACCTAATAATCATTTATATGGTCAACGTTGTATTAAATGTATGGGAGATAATGTTAGAAAAGCAAGAATATCTAATACTAACGATTTTATTAAAAAATCAAAAGAAATCCATGGGGAAAAATATGATTACTCTTTGGTAAATTATAAAACAGGAAAAGATAAAGTAATAATTATATGTTCTACTCATGGTGAGTTCTTACAAACACCCTTTGCTCATTCAAGCCCCTCAATGAAACAAGGGTGTCCTTTTTGTAAAATATCAAAAGGAGAAGATGAAATTGAAAGGTTTTTAATAAAAAATAATATAGAATATATTAGAGAATATAAGTTTAAAGATTGTATAAACCCCAAAACAAATAAAAAACTCCCTTTTGACTTTTACCTCCCTCAGATAAATACTATAATAGAATACCAAGGAGAACAACATTATAAAAAAACGGGATATTTTGAAAGTAGAGGAGGAGGGTTAAAAGATTTACAATACAGAGATAAAATTAAAAAAGAATTTGGGATTTTAAATAATTTTAATTATATTGAAATATCATATAAGCAATTTGAACAAATAAAAACAATTTTAAAAAATAAAATATGCG